CAGCATTGTTTTGTATAGTTGGTGTAGGGTCGCTTGCATCAGCACAAAAAGCACTTGCAGAATAAGTTATTGATACAACAGGTTGCCCTCCAGCAATATTAGTATCACCACTTGGCGAACTATCATAAACAGCACCAAAGTTATTGGTAGAATTAGCTTTTGCTTTTCCCCAATCGTTGTTGTTGTTTACTCCACCCTGTCCCCATTCTATGTTATTATCTGGCATAATATATTTTTAAAGTACCCAACCTCCAAAATCTGCAACATCATCTGGATACATATCCTCTTGAGAATTACTATAATACTCAGGTATTAATCCAGCTGCGTTATTTTGCATCCAATCTATAAATCTATTCGTATAAAACTGCGCTGTTGTTCGGCTTCTTTCTACTAAGCTGTCTACGTGTTCTTTTGTTAGTGCTGTGCTATTTTCAGGATTCTTAGTATATATACCACCATTTGAAATATTAACACCTGCATAAGGTAAGTATTCAACTAAACTCCAATGTAGAAGCATTGGTTTAATATAATCGTTTAACAAAGCTAAGTAAGGATTAGCTAAAGTGCCAGCTACTATTTCATTTTGTATTTTAACATATAACTCAGTACCTAAATAATTTTGTATATGTATATCTTGCGCCTGATTTAAAAATGGTAAGATTTTATCATTATCTATATTACCATTAGCAGCAGTAAATACTGAAATATCGTGTCTTGTTACAAATAGTGCTTTACTCATTTCTTATATCCCATTTTGTTCCAATATGCAGCAGTATAACCAGCATATCTCATATTTTTTGGTGCAATAGATACTTTCTTTGCATTTGTTTCAGGTTTAAAACCTCTTTTAATAGCTTGTGTTGTACTAATAGCTTCTCCTAAACTTCTACCGCCTTTTTTTGCATACAGTTTACGTGTCCATCTGTGATTACATCTTGCACCACCTTTATAGAGCCAGATTGAATACGTATCAGAACCACCTTTACCAAAACCAGAATTAACAGGTTTTTTACCCATTTCAATAATATCTTCTTTACGATATACTTTTTTAGCACTCATCATTTTATCGCAAAATGTTCTTGAGCTACTTGCTGGGTTAGGTGCTGCTTCATACATATATCTAACTAAAAATTCAGTGCCTTCTTCAGTTTTCTTTTTTGAAGTTCCATCCTGTTCACTCTCTCTATATGGTTTTGCACTTCCTGTACTTGCAAACTCTTTTTTTGAAGTTTTATTTATTTCAGTTATTACAAAATCAAGTTCTTCCTCTAAATCATAATCAACCTCAGCACTATGAACCATTTCATAATCTTTCAATAATTCATCTTCATCAATACCTAAATCAATTAATTCATCTAAAGCAGTTTTTTTAGCGTTAGAAGCCATTATTTCAAGCTCTGTGCTTTCTTCTTCTTCTTTAATACCTGTTTGCTCTTCTTTTTCTTCATTATCAAGTTCATCCAACTCCATAAACTCTAATGGCTCAATAGTTTTAAAGTAAAGATTTAAACTAATATCATTAACCGCTAATATTGCATCTAAGCTATCAATTAAAAGGTTTTGATATGGTTGTATAACTACGTTGTTAAAAAGACGTGAGGCGTTCTCTATTTCATCAGCATTGCTTGAAAAACCATTAGCAGAAGATAAACCAAGTAATAATGGTGAAGTAACTCTATGAGTTAACATAATTTTTTTTGAACATTCTGTACTTAAATACTCATAGTGCTGAGGTGCATTGTCAAGCGGTATATTTTCAACACTTGTTTTGCTTTCTGCATTATTATTGAATGCGACAATTACGCGTTCTCCATAACTACCAGTTAGCTTTTGCATTACATCATTCTTAATAGCTAATTGTTTTTCTCTATCTGGTACACCATTATTAAAATTAACAACCTTTGTACCTGAAAAACCATTTTGTGTATCGTTAATTAAATAACAAGCAATTTCGTTTTCAAGTGTAGCATAGGCGGTATTATAATCTGCTGGTGAATAATAGTAAAAACCAGTAACATATCTTTTTACAATATATATCTCATTTTGTGCGCCACTACCAAAAACAGGAAACTTTTTTAGTTTTGTATTTCTATTAACTTTGCTCCAATCAGCAGAATAATAATAGTTTTTTATTTCACCTTTATCATTCATTTTTTCAGCTCTTAACGTTTCTCTTGGAAAGTGTGTTATTGCTGATATTTTATTACCATTGTAAGTAATTTGAAAACTTGCCTCACCTAATAATTTTAAATCTTGACAAACATTTCTTAAGTCGTGAGGTTTAATTAATGTTCTCATTTGTGCATACTGTTCTGGTTTTTTATTAGAATCAGTAGCATCTAAACCTTTGCCATATATTTGATTAACAATACCATTTATTACAGCATTGTTTGTAGTGCTATCCATATAAGCATCAATCAAACTTTGATAATAATTATTATCATCACCTATTGATACATAATTTCTATTACGTTCTTCTGTAATTGTTGGCCTTTCATATTGGCCTAATTGTATTAAGTGTAAGTTATCCATAATATACAAAGTTGTTATCTCCTGTACTTTGTTCTATATAAACACCATTACTGATTGAGTAATCTGAAAGTGTTTGGTCTGAACAGTACATTTTATCTTTAAAAATTATTGCGTTATCTGTTGTATTGGTGATTGTAATAGTATAGTAATTGTTTTCAACTAATGCTTGTGTAGTTGAATATTGGTAATAGTAATCCAGTTCAGAAAATGTTGCATCATTATCTGTTGCTATAACTTTATTTTGAGCTTCTGACTTTATCACTAATTTATAAGTTTTAGTACCTGAAATTGTTTCTCTTGGTATAAAGTTAATAATTCGTGTGCCACTTGTAGTTAATATTTGCATATTTTTTTAATAAAAAAGGAGAGGTTAATCACTCCCTCTCCTCCAATCAAACTATATATTATGAATCACACAATTATATTAATCGCGTCTTTTTTAACTATTTGTACCTACAGTAACGGTTACAGTCGCAGAACTCATTCCAGCAAGAGGGTCAGCAGAAGTACCACCAGCAATAAAATTAGCTGGTTCTAATTCTTGACCTGTCAGAGTCAAGCTATATCCACTTAAGTCACCAAATGCAGTACCAGTCGCTATACTTCCGCCAGTAACTTCCATTCCGTGTTCTAAACCACATAAAAAGAAGTTTCCGTTTCTATCTTCTACACATATATGCGGTCTACCGTAAGCCATCAGCTTCAGTTCCTTATTATCTTCTTTAGATAGTTTAGGTAATGTTAAAGTTAATGTTTCTTCAAAGAATGTTGTTCCATTCTCTCTACTTGAGGTAATAGCAGTTTCTAAACTATTAGTACCTTTTAAATCGTATTGTAAGGCAGTTATTGTACCTGTCATATCTGTAATTTCATCAGCAGTTTTTGTTACAGTTCCTAATTCACCAAAATCAATGAACCAAGCTCTAACAATACCACCAATTACATCTTTACAAGGTACTTTTCTACCAGCTGTTAAATCGCAAGCCATATTATTAAAATTTAAATAAAGGGGGAATCACACCCCCTTGTTATTAATTAATTCTTAGGCGTGGTATAAAACTATATCAGAACCTATTCCGTATTGTACACCAGAAGAAAAACGCATTATTACTCTGACATTCTGACTTCCGTCTAAATCGCTCATATCCAGTACTTTAACTTCGTTCATATCGTTTAATAAACCAGTTCCAAAGTATAAGTTAGATTTTTGTGCAGCCATTGCAGTATCATCAGCTAAACCATTAGCAACAAATATTTTCACACCATCAAAAGATAGTTGTCCACCAGCGTTGTACCATTGTGTTCCTTTTGAATCAGTACCAGCAGCACCAATTGAAGTAGCAAAACCACCTAAAGCTCTAACATAAGCTCTTGCAATGTTTTGTGATACGTAAATGTGTAAATCTTCTTTATTGTAAAGTGCAGAAGGTACTGCATCAACAATAGAACCTAATTTATCAATTACGTTAGCAGCAGTTACAGCAGCGTGAGATGCTACATCAATAACATCAGCATCAGCTAAAGCTAAAGTTGTTAAACCATCAAATTCTCCAGCGTTTGCATTAACACCTTTCCAAATGTTTTGCTCAGTTTTTTCAGCTACTAAACCAGCTACGTGGCCAATAATGAAATCTGAAAATTTAGGTGGCATTTTATCAAATGCAGAATATCCCATTTGAGCAGCTTCCCAATCCGATTGGAAATCTTGCTTACAGAACTCAAGGTTTACTTGAAATTCTTCAGGTTGTAATAATCTTTCAGTTAATGTTACTTGGTCTGCAGTTCCAGAAAAATCACAAGCAGCATTACCTATAATAGATGATGCAGTTGCTACTTTCTTCATTGTAGACTTATATTTGATATTAGGCATTACTTCTATTCCGCCTTTATCAATTGTATTAGCACTCAGTAAAGCTGCTGACAGGTATTTCCCCGCAAACTCACCAGCATAAGTACTTGTAATTGGTGTATTTAAACTATTCGCCATTTTATTTTATTTAATTATTGTTAAAAATTTTATCAAAAACCCTGTCTTTAGTTGTAGCTGTTCTATTGCTTCCAATATGAAAATTCACTTTATTATCAACTTCAGCTTCAGGATTATGTTTTACAGGTTCAGGAGCAACAGCAGAAAGTTCTTCTTTTTCTTCCGCTTTTACTTCTTCCTTCATTTCTTCTTTGTTACCAAGTTTTTCGTCAATCATTGCTTTGATTTCTTCAACAGCAGATGTAAACTCTTCTTTGGTTACATAGTTCATTTCTTCTTTTTTCTCTTCTTCCTCTAATTCAGTTTCTTTAACTTCTTCAGATTCTTCAGATAATTCTTCTTCTTCGACCGCTTCTTCAGCAGCTTCTTTAATACTGTCAATTAAACCTTCTTCAGTTACAACTAAAATTTTGCCTTCTTCTAATTCATATTCACCAATTGGTAGAGCAATTTGCTCATCATCAGTTTTAATAAATACAGATTTACCAGCTTCAAAAGATTCTGCAACAAGTACAGTACCATTTTCTAATGTAATTTCAGCCATTTCTATTTTTTCTTCAGAAAGTTCAACTTTTTCACCAACAATATTTTTTATTTTGTTTAGTATTTCGTTTGCTTTCATAATTTGAGTATATACCTATAAACGTTTGAAAACCTTTACTGTTATATTTTTTTTTAATTTTTTTTTAATTTTTTTTTTAAAAAATGCTTGTTTATTAAATATTTATAATTATATTTACATAAATAATTAATTAAAATTAAAAGAAATGAAATCAACCCCAAACAACCCAACAAAAAAACTTAAATCAAGTAAATATGACAGATTTAATTTTCTTGAAATATTAGGTTATAACTATAATTTTAGAACTGTACAAGATAAGTTCTTGAAATCAAAAATTAAAGAATTAGGTTATGACCCTAATAATATTGATTACTACATTGAAGGATGGAGAAGAGGAGAAAAGATTTTAAACCAAAACAAACAAAAACAATAAAAACCAAACTTTAAATTGATAAATGCTTTTTTAATTACTACCAGTAATAGAACCTATACCTTGCGCTTGTAGTGAACCATCACAACACTTTCTGCTATATCTTTTACCATCAGGACAAAGACAACCTCTATTAGTATTTTTAGGTGATGTATTACTTGGTGTTTTAAATTTTTTACTTTTCATAATTATTTTTTTATATGTTCTTTACAAGGCATATACCATTTTTTACCTTCAAACTCGTGAATGTGAAAACCCTCACAACCTATATTCTGAGCCATTTCTTCAGCTTTTTCTTGTGTGCTATAAGCTAATCTGTCATCTATAATTGCAAAAGTTTCATCAACTACCATAGAAGCTAAATTAATTTCACCGAGTTTTTTTAACTTACTTTCTGACCATCTTAAACCAGCTTTACCACCCCACAATAAATAACTAATTGTTCCACACGCTTCTTTATCTCCTTCATCATAATATTCTTGCGCTCTACTTAAATAGCTGTACATTCTTTTTAAAGTTTGTAAACTGATGTTTTCTTTTTGTGCTAATTGTTGCGCTCTTATTTTACCAACTTGTGTTGCACATTTATTATTAACTTTTTCGTTTAGTTCAATACCTCTTTTAGCATTATTACTAACTGCTTGTGGATAATCATTATAAGTTTCTAATTCTATCTTTTTACCTGATTTAGTTCTTTTATCTTTCTTGATTAGTGCTTTAATATTACTAAGCATATATTCAGCTTCTTCTTCTTCAATAGCTGCCATCTCTGCTTTTGTATCTGGTTTTTTAATTTGTGCTTTATCTGCAAAATAACCCTCAATACTAAAACCTTTTACTTTACCAGTTTTAACATAATCATTCCAAATTTCATCATTCTCTACTTTCATTGAAATCATCCAAGTACCATCTGGCATTTCTAAACCATACTTAGCTGATTTATCCATTTTAGTATCTTCTACAATCCAGCTTTCAACAACAGTTAAACCATTTACACTCATTTGATGTTCTAAGGTTGCATTGTTTTGATTGCTATTTTGAAAAAACAATTCGCTTGCTCTTCTCACTGTATCTTTTGAAAAGTAAACATAAAACATAGTTTCATTACGCTTTCTAAATATTGGCTTGTTTGGTATAAGTGCTGCACCAAGAAGTAGTTTTTTCTCTTCATCTATTTTTGCAAGTTGTATCTCATCACTTGCTAAGGTTATAAAGTCAGATTCAATAGCTGGATTCTCTACGATGCTTACCGCATCTATTCCAACCATCTCTTCGTTTTCTTCATCTAATATTAATTCTATTATATCCATTGTATTTTATTTTAAAAAGTTGCTTGTTGTACTGTATTGTTTTGTAGCTGTTGTGCGGTAGTAACATCCCCAGCTACTACAAACGCTTGTAATGGCTGTTGTTGTCCTAAAACTCCAGCCACTTGGTTAAACCCGCTTGCACCCACCACATTGAAACTTGGCGGTTGTGTAGGCGATGTTAAACCACCGCCTTCTTCTTTAGATGGTTTTTGTTTTGAAGGTGCTTTAAACTTTTGAGCAGCAATAGCTGCAACATTAGCCAAACCTGTAGCAGTTGCAATACCAGCTGCTATATTAGCTCTTATTGGCGCATCTGGTGATGGTATGCTTAACTGTGATAAATAAGCACCCTGTGCTGATTGAAAAGTTTGAACTAATGTAGAAGCAATACCAACCGCTTTATTAATGTTAAATGCTTTTTTTTGTTGTTCTACACTTTCTCCAGCAAATGTTTGAGTTAAACTTGATATTGTATTTAAACCAGTAAGAACAGCATCAGTTTTTAAATCTTGTAAACGTTGTGCATCTTCTGCATCTTTCTTATTAATAGCATCTCTTTTTATTTTAGCTTCATTTGCATATTTATCTTCTATTTCTGCTAAATCAATATTACGTTGTATTTCAAGTGCTTTTTCTAATTCAATATTACCTTCAGCTAATTCAAACTTTTTTTCATATTGTTGTGTTAATTCAAATAACTCTTGTTCTTGAGCTGTGTTTCTTAATTTTTGTAATAAATTAAATTGTTGCTCCTCTCTTACTAATTCTTCTTGTTGTGCTTTTTCATCAGCAGCTTTTTTTATTGCAAGTGCTTTTGCATCTGCATCAATAACTAATTGTTTTCTTTTAATTTCTTCATCAGCTATTTTTTTCTTTTCGTTAGCAATTCTTTTTTCTTCTGCTAAGATTTGTTTATTAAGAGTATTTAACTCTCTTTGTGTAGTTCTTTGTTGGTTTGCTCTTGTTGCTGCTATTCTGTTAACTGCTGCAATTGCGTTCGCTTCTTTATCAAGGTTTTCTATATTACTTCTTGCAAAAGTGTTTTCCTCAACTTGTGCATCTCTTCTTAATTCTAAAACCTCTGTTTCTTTAGCAAGTAATTGTTCTTCTAATTTTTGTGCATCTAATAAAGCTTGCTTCCTTTCTTCTGCTCCAAATTCTTCTTCTTGTCTTGATTTTAACCTTAAATTAGCAATTTCACTTTCTAACTTAGAACGTTCAACTAATAATTCTCTTTCAAGTTTAGTTGCTTTTGCTCGCATATCAGCAACCTTTGCAGCACCTTCAGCATCTTTAATATTTTCTTCAATAAATTCTTTTGTAGCTTGTGTTGCTGCTTGTATTTTTTCAGTGACATCCTCAACGCCTAATGCTACTTTTCCTACTGCGTTTGTTGCTACTTTTCCTGCTTCAGAAAATTCACCTTCAAAAACTAATTTAATTGCTTTTCCAAGCTGAGGTATTAACTCTAATAAACCTGTAATTCTATTAACTACTTGGTTTTTTAATAAGTTAACAAAAGACATTAAAGCTTCTTTTGGATTTTCAAAAGCAGATATTAATTTTTCACCTAAATCAGCAAGTAAGTCAATAAAATTATCTACTACCGCACCAAGTACACCAAGTATTTTATTAAATTTATTTGCTCCCTCTTCACTTGACGTAAATGCAGCCATTAATGATGAAACAGCGATAACTAAAGCACCTATACCTGTAGCAATAATTGCCATTCGCATAGTTTTAAAACCTTTTACAACTCCACCAATAGTAGATGTAACACCCTTAAAACCGCTAATTAACCCACCAGTAGCTTTATCTGCTAAATTCTCAACACCAGATAAATCGCCTTTAGTTTCTTTTAAATCTTTGTTTAAATCTTTTACGTTAGTTTGAGCGTTTTTTGTGTCTGCTTTTACTGTTACAATTACTTCTTTACTCATTTCTTCATTCTTAATTGGTTAAACCCTTCTTTAAGTGTTAATGGTACTTTATTAATACCTAATGCTATATTTATATGTTCACTATATAAATTATTTTCTTTACAAAATTCTAATGCTTCTAATATTGTTTTCACGTTGGTTCATTTAATAGTTCAAAATTTGTTTCTCCTGATTGTAATTTAGTAGACATTTTATTTATCGTATAAGCTCTTGTGCCAACTACAATTAAATCATCTAAGGTTAGATTTAATAATACTTTAAGTGGTAGTATAGCAGAGAATTTAAATATTCTTGTTTTCTTGTTAAATACTCTTGTGATGTAATTAGTATAATAAGTTTGAAATAAACTGTTATTATTACCACCATAATCAGTTAGTGTATAGGTATTTATTTCACTACCAAAATTTAAATTATATGTAGGTGCTGTTGTTGATGTACCTAATTCATTGCAAGCACTTGGTATCCAATAGCTTGTTAAATCGTATTGGTCATTTGATGTATTACTTGCTAAAGCACCATAAACTTCAGGTCTTGTATTATAAACAAAATGTACTTCATCTGCTGATTGTTGATATATACTATAAAATAAAAGTGGTTGGCCTATACTTGGTTCTAAATTATCATCTAAGAAACTTCCAACTTGAACTGTACTTAATGCACCACTTGTTTTATCTTGTAACCTTTCATACAACATATGCTCAAATGGTAAAGTAATTTTGTATTCACTCTTTTTTGTTGCATCACCAATATAATTTAATTCACCATACCTTCTATTGTTCATACTTCTAAAAGTTTGTGCAAGTATGCTTTTAGGTTCTGAGTATTCTAAATCTACATTTGAAAATGGTAGTGCTTCTCCTACTGTATGCTCATCAGTTTTAACATATTCTGTAATATCAAAAGTATCACCACCAGCATAATAATTATCTAAAGTTTTAACAACTATTTGGTCATTAAAATCTACATATGCAGTTAAGTTAAATGCTCTAAACAAACCATTTAAAAAGTCTTTAATTGATAATTCTGGTATTTGTTCTGTAATTATTATTGTGGCACTTGTTACAATACTTGAAGATTGACTATTATAATTAGCAGTTAAACCATAATCTCTATTTTGTGTATTAGGGTCATAAAAAGAATGTTCTAATGAAAGTGAAGCTGAAAAAGTTAAAGCATCAACACTTCTAACTCTTGCAAATAATCTTTTTGATTCATTTAATGCTAATGAATTCGATTGACCAAAACCATAACCAATAGAATGACTTTGTGGACCTAATAAATTACTTGCAGTCGTTACAACACTATCTGTTAAGCTGTCTACTATTTCTATTGTATAAGGTATTGTACTTGATGCTGGTGTTATAGTAACAGTAAATTTAAACCCTTCTTCCATTGGAGTTGGTGGATTACCGCTTTCAGAAAACCTTTGTGTAAAAACATAATCACCTTGAGAAAATTGTACTGAATCATATGCAGTACCATTATAATGAACACAGTTAGCAGTTGTTTGACAAACAAAACTTGTTCCAGTTAGCTCAGTAACTAAATCACCAGTAATTCTTCCTTTTGCTCTATGTAACCATAAATACAAATTATTCATTGCAGTAGAATCAAAAAACTCACTTGTCTTAAAAGTTATATTGTATTGTTCTTCAATTGCCTTAATAATATTCTTAATTGGAATAGCTGGTTTTAAATCTTCTGGAAATACACCACGTTTGCCAAGATGTGATGCGTTTTGATGATTACTAATATTTAAACCATTGCTTTGACTTCCTGTGCCATCATAAATATAACTTTGTGAATGCGCTATTAATGGATATATTATTGCATCTGTATAACTTACAGAATCAACAGTAACATCTTTTCCAAATTCTAAAGCAGCTTTAATATAGTCAGCATCTGCATCGTGATTAAAATTATTTAACCAAACTAAATCAGAAAGCTGGTCATCATTAATTTTATCTTTAAAAGATACTGTGTTGCCAAAGAATGTTACTTTATACATTGATGGCTCATTGTGTTTCATTACAACTTCATTCAATTGTATTTTACCAAATCGAAAATGTAAGTGGTTTAATTCAATTCTTGATTCACAAAATACATTTGCATCAAATCCTTGTATATCTGGATTATACCAGTGCTTAAAAATTTTGTTATTTGTTTTAGATGCTGGGATATTAAAAGTTCTACTATAATCAGTAAATACTTTATCTATATCGCTTACATCTTGAATAACTTGAGTTAATGAAATTAATTCTTCTTCCATTAAATCAACTCTAACAAAATCTTGAGTAGTAGTTGTGTTTGTTAATTGTGGTTGTATGTATAGAATTAGCTTCTGCATTATCTAATATTATTTACTAAATCAAATGCTTTTTCAAAACTCATTGTGTAGTTTATTAATCTATCATTTAAACTTGTTTTTTTAGTAAATGAGCTTTCTTTTAAATTAACTGGATATATGTTAGCACTTGAATCAGTTAACCAGATGTACTCACTAACCATTAGCTCCTCAAAAAATGGATTCATTAATTCATTGACAAAGCCACTATTTAATAAAACACTTTCAGTTGCGTTTGCATTAAATGTTTTCTTCGCGTGTGCTGTGGTTGAGTAAGTATTAAATGTTAAAGATTCTTGACAATCTTGGCCAACTTCTTCAGGTGGGTCAAGATGTACTGCTCTTGCTTCAAATATGCTTCTATTAAAGTTCTCGCTTCTGTTTTCTAAACTATCTACAGATTTTTTAAAAAAGAATAAATCTTGCATTGCTCCCCACCTATTTACAAATGTTATTTTATTTACAGGATATTTACATTCTTCAATTCTTGTTGTGTAAATTGTAGTAAAACTTGATGTGTCATAAGTAATTTTAACTCTTGCAATGTCTTTAACATCTGTTGCTGTTAATTGAGCAAATTGTATTTTTTGATTTTGATTTAAATTATCAGTAAATGTATCTGTTCTAACTGAAACACCATTACTGCCTATCCATTCAACTTGGCTTACTCTTTCAACGTTTATTGGAATTGTTAGTGTGCTTCCTTTATGATATTCAAAATGAGTGCCTGTTATCATTGCAATAGGTTCCGTTGTGTAGTTAACTCCTTCTTTAAATTTATTATATCCTTCTTGCGCTAAGTAAGTATTTGATGTTACAGAACCAATTACAGTGCCATCTGATTGCCTTGCTGAAGTTGCTACAGTTACCCAAATAGAACTTGTTGCTGAAGATGCAGAATAAGTACCAGTAAATATTTGTTCTATATGGTCGTTTACTATTTCACTAATATCTACAGTAACAGAGTTTTCAGCTCCTAATGGTTTTTTTTGTAGTGCATAGGTAGCATATAAATCATCACAAACTTCTGTTGATGTACTTAAACCACCAAACACAGTTATGTTAATTTGAAAGTAACTTAAACTACTATCTGCTTCTTGTGGCGTTCTTATAAAAAATGGGCTTCTTGTTCTAATTATTGTACTCATTGTGTTTTTAAATTATCTTCTAAATAACCAGCAACTATTTCATCTCCGTATAAATCTAAACCACGTTCAAATGGTTTTGTAAAAAATAATGTTGCTCTAATACCTTTGCTTTTAATACTTCTTGCAATTAAAAAATTTAATGATTGCCTTTTAATAAATCTTCCTTTACTATCTCTTGGTGCTATTCCCTTTCTTATACTCCACTTATCAAATACTGAACTTGGTGGTTGTTTAGTAGTGTATTTAAATGGACTTGCTGAACTTTCTGGATATGTTGTTTTTGAACCCTTAACACCTTTATCTATAAACTCTCCATACTTCTCACTAAGAAACGAAACTTTATCACCTTTAATTTTATACTCTAAACTATTATATAGTTGTTTAGATGCGTTATTTTTCTTTTTAGTTAGGTTGCTCCTTGACTGTTGTATAACGTACTTAGCGTATTTCTCTAATGCTTCTTGAAACTTTCCCATTAACAGTAAGTCATTTCATCTTTAGTACCAGCATTAAAAGTAACAGCCCAGCCAGCAAGCATATTATCAAATCTTTCTGTGAAAGGTTCACAACTTGCAGTATCAATTACTTCAAACTTATCTCTATATAAATCACTTTTTTGTAAAACTCGCATAACTCTTGTGGCTAATGCTAATTGAGTATTTAATATATCTTGCCTATTATCATTACCTCTAAATAAATCGTTTGTTTGCTCATTGCTAATATCAACTAAATCCATAAAGAAAATAGTAATGTTAAAAGTTACATAATTGTTATTTATTGTACTATTGTTAATCATTACGTGTGCTAACGGAAACAAACTTTGCTTCTTTAAATCAATATCAGCAATATCACCAAATGATATTTCATTGTTAAATGGTTCTGCTGCAATTACTTCTTTTATTTTATCTATTATGTTATAAAAACTATTCATATTATTTTAATATATCGTGGTGTATGATTACCTAAATCTTGTTCTATAAATTCATTAAGAGAATCAATAGCATCATCAAAATCCATATTATCACGTTGTATTAATAAATCTAAACATATCCAATAATCGTAAATTGCTTGTATTGGATTGTTAGCTGTAATACCTAAAAAAGCCTCTTCAAAACCATCAACTAAAATTATGTGTTCATTCTCAATTAATAAATTACGTTCTGTTAATTCTTCTAATATATCTTGCTTTGTCATCGTTGGCTTCTTTTTAATATCTGTTGTTCTAATTCATATTTATCCTTTTCAAATGCTAAATGCATTAAACAGGTGTGTAGTTTTGATTTGGTAATTTGATTGTATTTAAGAATGTTCCCCATAGTAAGTCCGTAGATAGATTGATACCAGCCCCACTTTGCAGAGAATCCCGCAGATGCTGAGGTAGCTCTATCTCCTGTTGTGTTGCTAAATAACTCAGGATAGTTTTCTGTAATTCGTTTCTTAAACTGTAAAAAAAAACAATTGAACCAAATACAATATCTAAAGTTGTTTCTGACATATCGTATTTATCAGAACTTTCATAATCTTCTATTAAGTATTGCTTCTTCTTCTTGTATGTTATTGGCCTATATAAAACACCAATTGCTTTGTGCATCAGCTCCCAATCTGCAAGGTATGTATCTAAATCAACGTATTCACCAAAAGAAATATCATCCAGCTTTGGTATAAAACCAAACTCTTTATCATTCATTGTAAACCTATCTATAAATTTAGGTTCATTATTAAATAGTTTTGTAAGTTCTTCGCAGATGTTGTTTATATCAGATGCTTTAATTTGTAATACTTGTTTAAGTGGTATATTACAAAATATCTCTACCATCTTTTGTTGTAGAAATGAATCCAGTTCTTTACCCTCAGCAATCTTTAACCACTTTTGGTATTGCTTTAAAGTAACCTCATTAAGTGTTTCTGGTATATTAATAGTTAGCTTCATTTATATATAAACGTTTAAATTAGTGAATCGTTATATACAAATATAAAAAAAAAGGTAACGCTCTTTTGCCGACTACCTTTTTTATGAAACAAAATAGTTAGGACCCGATTCCGTTATTTTGCTATAACAAATATATTAATAAATATGATATTCTCCTAAATTTGGATTCTGTAATTGATAACTAACTGCATACCTCAACGCATCAATAGCGTGGTTAAAGTTATCTACTGGTGTTTGTGATTTCTTTTCTAACCAACAATAATTATTTAACTCTTTAATTAGTTCTGTGCTATCTTCAGTTATTACTAAATCATAATCTTGAAGTAAACTAATACCAAATGTTATTGAACCTTGACCTTTGATAGCTGGTACAACATTACAATCTCTGCTGAGTTCTGTTATTAATCTTGGTTCTGCTGAATCACCTACTATTAAATTATCTGCTGCAAACTTTTTATTTAGTTGTAATATCTCGCTTGTAGTTAATTTAGTTTGATAGAAACATAGTTGAATATAAATAACCTTATTTTCTTTGTCTATGCTCGTTTTAACTAATGTTGAGGGGTCATTGCTAAAACCATAATCTTGGCCATAAACAACTTTGCCTACTTGTTTAAATTCTCCAATGCTCCAATCAGTAAATATAACCCCCTCAGCTTTTTCTAACCAAGCACCCTCAATAGTGTGTTTATATCTTTGAGGTCTACGTTGTTTCATTTCATTGATTCTATTTAGATAACTTTCTGAAAGATGTTCTACATTATCTAAGTAAGTAGAATGACAATACGTTGTTTCTCCTTTTATTCCAGAGTAACCAGCTTGCACTCCTGAATTCTCATAAAACCTTTGATAAATCCAATGCTCTTTTGTTGAGGGGTTCATAATCATTACAACCCTGTTTTTTGCACCTTTTTGTCTAACTGAAAAATCTATTTTATCAAAAATATCTTCATCAACCATTTCCTCAGCTTCATCTATTATCCAAGTTGTTATACCTTGTAACGATTTAAGATTTGCTGTCTGGTCTCCTGAACTTGTTTTAATACCTCTAAATAAAATCTTACTACCAGTTTCAAGATTAGTTATTTCATTGTTGGTTATATGAAATAAATTCTCCCATTCCATTAACTCTATCTTTTCCTTAAATTCTGGTATTATAGAAATAGATGCTGACCTTAATGTATATCTTGTAAATAATATCTTATGCTGACATTTATTATCAAAAGAAAGAACAAGAGTATTTAAAGCAACTGCAAATGATTTTCCAGAACCACGACCACCAGTTAGTAAATAGTATCTTGTATTGTTAGGAAATATATTAAACTTTTCATTTAGCATTATTGCTTAACTTCTTCATCATTTCATCAAAATCAAAACCAACATTATTTGTATTAATATCTACAGTGTCTTTTGCTGTTCCATAACCTGAGTCCATTAATGCTTTGTATGCTGCTACATCACCTTCCATTGCTTTACGTATTAAAGCTAATGTAATAACGTCTTCTTGTGTTAAAATCTCCTCTTCTCCTGTAATAGGGTTCTTTCCTTTCCTTGTGGCTTCTAACCATCTTCGAGCTATTGTGCTTCTGTTCAAACTTCCTTTTGGCCTTCCTTTTGGATTACC